TATATACCGTGGCGCAGCATGATCTCGTCTGTGCAGTTCTCATATGCGTATAGGCGACCATCAATTTGATACGTTTTGCGGATGACATCAACGATTCTTGGGCAATTCACGTGGTTGATGGCATTGTATGCTTGAAGCATGGCATTGCTGACGTGGATAGTGTATTGCAACTTGTCGTGGTGGCAAAAGAACCAGTACACATTATCGCGTATTTTCTCGCCAAGATGATACAACGGCGTAGTGCGTGTTTCACCCCAGTATCGATAACTAAGTAGACCTGACTCACTTATAACAGCAGTGGCAACAGTATTATATGCTTCGGAAAGTTGTGCGTGTGCTTCGTTAGTTTCTGGCGTGCTTACTGGTATGCGAGGGTATGACTCATTGGTCGCGGCGGTATACTCGGCCGGAACGGATTGTGCAAGAAACTCAACGGTGGTGCAATTGACTACAATTTGTGGTGTTGGTTTGATGCACTCAAGTTGCATGAATGTGTCAATTAGTGTCGGTGACTCAAGTAAGATGTCAGCGAATGTGGTGCCGACATTTCGGTCATGACGCCATGTGTCAACAGTCTGTTTTGCGAGGTGTAGTATTTCACTAATGAAACCACGTTTATGTTTCGCCTCTTTCGAGATTTGCTCTATACCCGTGGCAGTGTACTGTGTGCGCAAATATTTCGCTTTTGCAACGTGTATGCTGCAATTGATGATCATGGTGGTTAACTCTTCGATGGTGAGATTTTGTTTGCGTGTGATTTGAACACCGTTAAATTCAATAGTGTTGATGTTTGATCGTATATGGGCTGCCATTCTCTGGACATTGTTATCGACTTGTGTGGTTGCGAATGACATAACATTATTGTAAAAATCGGCATCGACGGCGTTGTAGAAGGACATGTTGTTTACGTTATAATACTTGGGGTCGCAAAGCAAGATTTTGTGATAATTTGGCATTAGCATAATGTTACTTGGCAGTGATATGGAATGTGTTGGTATGTTGCGTAGAACACGTAATTTTGACAACTGCTTGGCATGCGTTGGGCGGAAATTTTTGATGAGGTAATGTGACAAATCAGCGCGTGCAATTTCATTGTTGAAATTACACAGGTTACTAGTTTCGAAAATGTTGCATGAGAAGAGTGCAGCATGTATCGCTTGTGGGTAGTTTGGCACCTTGGTGATCTCGAGGAGTACATAGTTTTGAAATGTCAACTTTCTCTCAACGGTGAGTGTATAATCCTCATACATAATAGCGTTGTTAGTGGCCCACATTTGCCAAATCTCGCAATCATGTGAGTAGTCGTAAGATAAATCACCAATCATCATGGTCTTAATGCCATCATTGTGTCGGTAGTTGTGATGATACGATTTGCCGCCACACTTGGTAGTATGAAACTTCCAAGCCGG